GTCAGGCGCGTCAGGATAGGCGCTAGGAACCGCCTCGGTCTCTGCAATCGTCTCGGCCATCATTAGAGCCTCCATCGGTTTAGGGTGCGGTGCAGGCCCGCGTCGGGCCGCTCCCGGTGCGCGCAAGGCGACCAGTTGCGCGCCTCAATCTGTGCGGAAGGGTAGGCCCCGCGCGTCACCGCCGAGACCTCGACCAGTTCGGCCTCGGTAATGCTGCGATGAACCACGCCGTCTTCGCGGGTGACGGTCTCGCCACCGTTGGCCACTCGGAAGCCCGGTGACAGGCCACGGATCAGGCCAGCGCCATGCGCAGCAAGGAAGTCTCGCGCCCATGACGTATGCGCCGCCACCGTGGCTTCGAAGGTCAGGGCGTCGGTTTCCTCGCGAACCTCAAGCGTCCCGGCCATGCGACTGGCCAAGGGCTTTTCGAAGTCATGACCGCTGAGGAAGTGCAGGTCATCGGTGCCGTTCACGCGGGAGGCGAATGCCCCCCGCGCGATGGTTTCGAAGTATCCGGGCGCAAGCTGCGTCCGGGTGTCGTAAGGGAAGCGGCCCGCCACGCGAACCGCATCGCCTTCTTGGCGAACCTCAAGCCCGCCGAGCGAACCGCCCCAGAGCATCTTACGAACCTGCCGAGAGGACGCGAAGCTGCGTAGCGCGCGGAACCTTCAGGTCCACGGTCAGCAGGCCGGTCAGGCGAAGACCGCCCGACTGTGCATCGCTGTAGGGGTCGCGGATCATGTCCACGCCGCCCCACATGCCGAGATAGGCCGGGGCGAGACCGCCCGCCGAGACCGCCATCAGTGCGGTGTCAGCCGAAAGCTGCGTCGATAGGATCGGGCTGCCCATGCCAGCGATCAGGCGGGTCCACTCGGTCTGTCCACTGCCATCGTCGAAGATGGCGTCATCGAGTTCTGCCCACATGGCCGGCGTGATGGCCATGCGAACCGCAGACGGGTCAGAGATAGCGTTCGCAGTCATGAACGCGATAATCTCGGTGCGAACCGTGGGCCACGTTGCCGCCCAGGTGCCGGTCCCGCTGGCAAGTTCGACCAGCCCGGTCGGCTCGCCATCCGCGCCGTCACCAACAAGGATTGCCCGGTCGAGTTCGGCACCGATAGCAGCCGCCATGTCCCGGCGGATTGCTTGTTCGAGACCTGGCCCGGTCTGCTTCACCGCCTTGCGGCTAATGCGCATGTGCGCACCGAGCGTCTGGTCGGGCGAAAGCGTGGTCTCTGTGGTCTGGAATGCGGTCGCATTCGGGACGTTGCCGCCTTCGGTCGCTGCCCAGCCTGCCACTGCGCCTTGCGTGGCCACAGGATATTCGACAGTTCCGAACGGGATCGAGACCGAGTTCACGCCAAGGCGCGATGCCACCGAGGTCGGAAACAGCCGGTCGAAAATGCCCTGCGTTTGCTTCGGCTCGACGATGCCGGTCGACACGGTGTTGCGGACCTCAAGAGCTTCGAGCGGAAGCGGAATACCTTGATAGGCACCGTGGGCGCGCATCTCCTGCACCACCTCGGCAGTCTTACCTGTAAGCTGCGCGCCGTGATCGAGCGCAGCCGCAACCTGCCGCACCTCGAAGCCCGACATGATGTCGGCCCATTCGGTTTCCGAGCGGGTTTCGAGTTCCTTGCCAGCTTCGCGGCGTTCCTCGTCTTCAGCGATGATCGCGGCCCGATAGCGGGTTTCGTTCGCCCGATATTCCTTGTCGAGATCCGTCATCGAGCGGGTCTCGTCTTCGGTCGGATTGTCATTGCCTGCCAGCGTGGCGAGTTCCTGGCGGATCTCCGACTGGCGATGCGTGATTTCCATAGACTTCAACATTTCAGATTCACCTTTTGTTCAATAATTCTGGGGGTTTTTGAGGAGATTGCGCCATTCGTGACGCTTCGGATTGAGCGGCGCTAAGCCAACCTCAATTCTGGTTTTGTGCGTGTGACAGGACGCGCACAGGATTTGCAGATTGGACAGGACGTAGGCGAGATGCGGGTGCGTCCGCACAGGCTCCACGTGGTCGCATTCGAGCCGATGGTGCGAGCCGCACTCGACGCATTGCCAACCGTCCCGGTCGAGCGCCTGCATCCGCAGGGCCTTCCATCGCGGGCCGCGCGTAACGTGGCGCGAATGGCGGGTGTGTTCCTTGCGATCACAGGACATCGCGCACCTGCAATTCATAGAACAGGACAATGCCAGCCGGGGCGAGCGGCGACACACGCCCGATGGCATATTCGGTCCCGTCGATTTCGATGCGGTCAGAGGTCTCAGGCGTGATTTCCAGCGCGTCGACCGCGACGAACACGCGCTGGTCATCCACGTCGAGAAAACCACCGGCAAGCAGCTTGAGTTCGATGGCATAGGTCGCGGTAAGGATGGTGCAGGCGTATTCGACATCCTCACCGGGGATCGGTGCGCCGAACGGGTCTTCACCGCCCGGTCCCGCCCTTAGAAGCGTTGCCGCCTGCCCATGCTTTTCGATCAGCCGCGATGCGGTTTGTGTCATCCCCATGCGATGCGTCCCCCCTTCAGGTCCGGTGCGCGTTTCATTCGTTGGCCCTGTGCGACCGCGATGACGGTTGCCGCCACAGGGTCGACGCGGCCCGTCGAGCGGCCCGCTGCCAGCTTGTGATTGCCCGCCGGGTCAACCAGCGTAATTGCGTCCGCAAACGCCGAGCGCAGCAACAGAGAAGGTACAGACCGCACCTCACCCTCGAAGACCGCGCGCCGGGTACGCTCGATGTCTTCGCTGCCGTCTTTCCAGCCGAAGCCGCGCCAGATGACAGGCACGCGATCCAGACCCGCCTCGCGCAAGGCCTCGACAAATTCGGCATGACGGAATCGGTCGCCACAGATTGCCGCCGGGGCCTGCCCGTTTAGACGGTCGACCACATCGGCAAGGAACCGCCCGACCGGAACCGTGGTGTCACCCATTGTGACCAGCTCGCCCCGGTCGCGCATCTCGACATAGCGGTGCGATACGCCGTCGGCCTGCCCGCGATCAGCTAGGCCGGGATTGCAGGGGAAAGCCCCAAGGCATTCGAGCCGCCCCGTCTCTGGCCAGTAGAGCGCCGCCGCCGACATCGAGCGCGAACCGCCCAGGTCGACGCCCATGACCACCGGGCCTTCGCGCATAGGCAGGGCATCGGGCGAGACCTCGCAGCCGAGCCATTCGTCGACGGTCAGCAGGACCGAGCGGTTATCCGATGCGACCCGCTCGTTTCGATTGAGATTGCGGAAGCTGGACAGGGCCGAGCCGCCGCGTGCGATTGCGCGCCGCGCCTGTGCGACCAGCCATTCGGGCGAAGGGCCGATGCCCTCTTTCGCGCCGGGGTTGGCGATCAGCAGGGACGGAAGGTCATCGGGTGGCAGGCCGGGTTCGGGCCGGTGTTCCTGCACATAGGTTCCGGGTGGCGGCTCATCGAGCCATCGGGAGAATGTATTTTGGTCATCGGGTGCGCTGGTCGAGATAATCAGCGCCTTGCCATCGCGCTTTCCGAGACCGGACAGGATGGCGTTTTCGAGTGAGTCACCCTTTTCGCGTTCCCATGCGGCGCGTTCGTCAAGGATGGCGAGCGTCGGTGCGCCGCCAAGGATCGACTTGCCATCGGCTGCGATGACGCGTGCCAGCCCGCCGCCGTTCGCGTCGGTCTCGACCTCAAGCCGCGACCCGCGCCGGATGGTGAATTGCTCGCGCTGGTCTTCAGGCAGGCCTTCGATGAACCCGACCAGGAATCCGAACGCGGTCTTCGCCTGGTCACGATTGCGCGCCGCAAAGATGATTTCGCGCTTCGGCTGCGGTGCGATCTCGCCCATCAAGTGACCGAGTGCGATGCCTGCCGAGGTCGCGGTCTTAGAGTTGCCGCGCCCGATAGACAGGACCGCCGCCTCGATGCCCTTCGCAAAGGCACCGCGCACGAATTGCTTTTGGTAGCTGGCCAGCTTCACCGGATGACCGGCAAGCCTGCCTTCCGGCACCACCAGCGTGGGCAGGAACCGCAGCGCCGCCGCCGCCTCTTTCGATGCCCTCGTCATTCGCTGCCCTCCCGGTTCGGGAGAGAGAGAAAAACAGTTGCCCGCCGGTCCCGCGCCGCTGTGGAAACTGGGGCATTGGGACCATTCGCGGGCCGCATGTGGATTGTCAGACCGTGCATCGGGCATTCCACCGTCGCACTCTCGCCATCCCAAAACTGCGACAGGCAGACGCCTTGGTGTGGGCAGTGAGGCTTGCCGCCTTTCCAAAGCGCTCGATGTTCTGCGCTCCCAGTGGCGCGCACTGCCTCAGTGTTGGGGCCTAGCTTCCAAGGCATGTGTGCACTGGTGCATTGCATCACCCGGCGTTCGGGATGGTGTGTCTTCGCATCGAGCGACATCACCCTGCACTGGTCGAGCGCGATGATCTTCCAGAATGGATTGAAGCGATGAGTGCCACCAAGGACTGCGAACACCCTGAGCTGCGCATCGGTCAGGAACCGCGGGTCGAAGTGCGTGTGGCATAGATCAGGCAACCATGTGTCGACATGCGGATGACCGAGCATCGGCAACCACTCATCGTGCAACCACACCGCAGGAACGTCATAGGATTGGCCGACCACGGGTGGAGCGTCCAAGTCCTCGACCAATGGTGGCGATGCCATCACCATACCATCATCTCCTCTTCCAGCCGCTGAGCTTGCTGGCCCACGGCCTCTTGCTCGCCACCGACGCAGCACTCGGCACTGTCACGAATTGTCGCCAGCACCTGCTCGCGCTCATGGTCTCCCATACGCAGAGGATCGCGGTTGATCGCACCGAACGCTTTTTCAATTCGCGCGACCTGTGCGCCCAAGCTCAGCGTCTCAAGGTTGGCTGGCAGGTGCGGTCCCAGCACTGGCCACCGCCCAGCAAGGCCTTCAGGCCTGTCTTTTTTCGGGGGCGCGAACGCTTCGAAAACCGAGTGCCGCCCCTTAGGGGAATTTAGTTTGTCTGTTTCTACAGAATCTAGTTCCTCTCTTAGAGAACTATAGTGGTCTTCTGTATCCCGCAGAGAACCGCCATTCCGGCCATCGCCGCAGTCAACTATCTCGGCACTTTGGTTGGCGGGCTCGTCAACTAATTGATTGGCCGATTGATCAACTATCTCGTCGGGCTCGTCGTAGTCGACGCGCAGCGTGTAGCGGCGCTTGTCACCCTGTTGCGGTTCTTTCGAGACGTAGCCCCATTTGCAGAGGCGGCTGACGCTCCTGCTAAAGCAGGTCACGTCCGTGCCAACGTCCGCAGAAAGGGTGGCGAGGCGGGCATAGCACCCGCCTCCTGTTCCTTTGACCTTGCTCATGCCGTCACGCATCGCAATCGCTGCCAGACAGCGCAGGTCGAGCGCGCTGAGGCGGGTATCCGCCAGCACGGTTGTTGGTAGCGTCGTGAAGACGCGCCGCTTGCCCATGCCGCGCCCTCACTCGCCTGCATCTTCATCTTCGCCAGGATCGGCTATTGGGCAGCCGGGGCCGCCCGCTGCCTGGTAGGCGGTGTTTATCCCGTCCTCATCGCATTGACCCGACGGATCGTCGTCCTCGTCAGCATCGCTGTCTTCGCAGTCGGGATCGCCGTCGAAGTCGTCGAGCCGCTCGATGCCGTAG